AGGTGGTAGATTCAAAAACAAAAAAATTAAAGTAAAAGAAATCGGTAAAGACGAACATGGGATGCCAACGATAAATGGGAGAAAGGTTGTTAATTTCAGAGTACAAAAAGTTGAAGAAAAGGTCACTCGTGATAAAGATGATTATGCAAAGTATGAAAAACCTGATGATAGTGATTTTGACCAACCACACAAAACACGAAATGAATCACAATATAAAAAAATGATGGAGATAATAGGATGATTATTAACTGGATTAAATCACTTTTTCACAAAACACCTGATGAAATTGTTAAGTTAAAGGAAATAATAGAAAAACAAAAACAAGAAAAACAACAATTACAAAAAGATTTAGATAAATTGTTGGGTAGAAAAAGAATTAATAAAAAAGTCGTAGCAAACGCTAAAAGAAAACTTACAAGAACAAAGAATGAAATTAATAAGATGGTAGAAGTATTTGATAACGAAGATGTAGATGATGCGGTCAAGTTCCTTCGTAAGTTTTCAAAATAGTAATAATTATATACATATATATATAGGAGAGAATAAATGGGAATAGTCGATAGAACTAAACCAGTCATACGAGGTAATCTTGGTGATTATAATCATGCAACAAAGGTAGATTCAAGTACCACCATAGCATTTAGTGGTTCAAATGAAGGTAGAGCATTTCTCGTTGAAAATAAGAGTAATGTTGTCATCCATTGTTCAGCAGGTGGAACAATTGGTGCAGATGCATTAGTGGCAGGCACACTCTATCCGATTGGAGTACAAAAAGTGGCAATCGGTGGAACTGGTGTCATCTATGTCCTGAGATAAATGTCCGAAGCTAAAATCAAAGAGGTAATTAAACAAGAGTATTTAAAGTGTGCAGTAGATCCTGTATATTTCTTAAAGAAGTATGCAGTAATTCAACATCCACTTAAAGGTAAAGTCCCCTTTGCTCTATATCCGTTTCAAGAGGCATCCCTCAAAGATTTTAAAGAAAATAATTATAATGTCATTTTAAAGGCTCGTCAGTTGGGTATATCAACATTAACTGCAGGATACGCATTATGGATGATGACATTTCAAACAGATAAAAATATATTGGTAATTGCTACCAAACAAGATACCGCTAAAAATTTAGTTACAAAAATCCGAGTGATGCACGCAAACCTACCAAGTTGGGTAAGGTCAAATTGTGTTGAGGATAATAAACTCTCACTTAGATACTCAAATGGTTCACAAGTAAAGGCGATATCAAGTACTGAGGACGCAGGTCGTTCAGAGGCACTATCTCTACTCGTCATTGATGAGGCAGCATTCATCGATAAGATTGATACAATATGGACTGCTGCACAAAGTACTTTGAGTACTGGTGGTCAATGTATTGCACTATCTACACCAAATGGTGTTGGTAATTGGTTTCATAGAACTTGGGTAGGAGCAGAAGAAGGAAGTAATGATTGGAATATGATTAAACTTCATTGGACTGTTCATCCTGATAGAAAACAAGAGTGGAGAGATGAACAAGATAAACTCTTAGGACCTTCAGAGGCCGCACAAGAGTGTGATTGTGACTTCATCACCTCAGGTCAAGGTGTGGTTGACCCAAGAATATTAGAAGAGTATAAGTCTACACATATAGAAGAACCATTAGAAAAAAGAGGGTTTGATAGTAATTTGTGGGTTTGGAAATCTCCAAATTATACTAAAGATTATGTTTTAGCAGCTGATGTAGCAAGAGGTGATGGACAAGATTTTTCTGCATTTCATGTGATAGATGTAGATAGTATGGAACAAGTGGCAGAATATAAAGGTAAAATATCTACAAAAGATTTTGGTAATTTATGTATGAATGTGGCTCAAGAATACAACAACGCACTACTTGTGATTGAGAATTCAAGTATTGGTTGGGCAGCAATTCAACAAGTAATAGATAGACAATACGATAATTTATTTTATACAAGTAAAGATTTACAATATGTAGATGTTGCTAGGCAAGTAACAAATAGATATAGAAATTCAGATAGACAAATGGTACCTGGTTTTAGTACTACATCTAAAACAAGACCATTAGTAATAGCAAAATTAGAAGAATATTTTAGGGAAAAGTCAGTAATAGCTAAATCTTCACGATTAATAGATGAGTTGTTTGTATTTATATATAACAATAATAGGGCCGAAGCAATGCAGGGATACAATGATGACCTTGTCATGAGTTTAGCTATCGGACTATGGGTAAGAGATACAGCCCTTCGACTTAGAGCCGAAGGTATGGCTTTGCAAAAAGATGTATTAAATAGAATGATAGACTACGAAGCAGTCTACACACCAAGTGAAAATAAAAAAGAAGGTTGGACAATGGATGTTGGTGATAAAAAAGAAGACCTAACTTGGTTAATAAAGTAAGAGGATAAAATGGCCGAATCAAAATTAAGAGCAAGATTAAAAAGATTATTTTCCACAAATGTAATCGTAAGACATGCAGGTGGAAGAAAATTAAAGATTGCTGATACAAATAGATTACAACAGGTGTCTAAAGATAATCTCGTAGATAGATATTCAAGATTATATAGTAATTTAGCAACTGGTGGATATGGTAAATCTCAACAGATTACATTTCAATCTCAAAAAATAGGATTGTTTAGAGACTATGAAGAAATGGATAACGATGCTATTATCTCAAGTGCTCTTGATATTTACGCTGACGAATCGACTATGAGGTCTGAGTACGGAGATGTTTTAACAATTCAATCCGATAATGAAAATATTTATGATATTTTACATAATTTATATTACGATATATTGAATGTTGAGTTTAACCTTTGGCCATGGGTAAGAAATTTATGTAAGTATGGTGATTTTTATCTTTACTTAGATATTAAGGATAAATATGGTATAACAAATGTTGTACCACTTTCCACATATGATGTTACAAGAATTGAAGGTCAAGACCCTTCAGAACCTTATATGGTAAATTTTCATGTACAAGATGCAGATAATAGACACTCCAATCAAAGAAGTGAAAAAGAATTTCAAAATTATGAAATAGCACATTTTAGATTACTAAGTGATTCAAACTTTTTACCTTATGGTAAGGGTATGATTGAAGGAGCCCGTAAGATTTGGAAACAATTATCTCTTATGGAAGATGCTATGTTAATCCATAGAATTATGAGAGCACCTGAAAAGAGAGTGTTTAAGATTGATATTGGAAACATACCACCAGCAGAAGTTGAAAACTTTATGCAAAAGATAATCAACAAGATGAAAAAGGCTCCTGTTATTGACCAAGATGGTGATTACAACTTAAGGTATAATATACAGAACTTAACAGAAGATTTTTTCCTACCTGTTCGTGGTGGAGATAGTGGTACTCAGATAGAAGGACTGCCAGGTTTAACCTATGAGGCTACGGATGATATTGAATATTTGAGAAACAAGTTGATGGCAGCATTAAAAGTTCCTAAGGCTTTCTTAGGATATGAAGAATCACTTGGTAGTAAGGCAACATTAGCAGCAGAAGATGTAAGGTTTGCTAGAACGATTGAAAGAATACAGAGAATTCTTATTTCTGAGTTAACAAAAATCGGTATCGTTCATTTATACTCACAAGGATATACCGATGAGGATTTGGTAAATTTTGAATTAGGTTTAACCAATCCATCTAAAATATATGAAGAAGAAAAAATTGAATTGTGGAATTCTAAACAACAACTTGGACAATCTATGATTGATTCTAAAATGGCATCTACTGAATGGGTATATGATAATGTATTCAAATTTACTGAAGAACAAAAGAAACAAATGAGATTAGAATTAATAGCAGACCAAAAACGAAAGTTTAGATGGGACCAGATAGAACAAGAGGGTAACGACCCAGTACAAAGTGGTCAAGCCATGGGAACACAAGGAGCCATGATGGGTGGAATGGATGACATGGGTGATGTAGGTGGAGATGTTCCACCTGAAGGTGAGGACGGAGAAGACCCAAACATCGGTAGGACTGGTAAAGAAATAGGTGGAAGACCAAAAGAAGGTGGGAAGTACGGAAAAGATAGTGGAGCTCGTGGTAGAGACCCATTAGGAAGTCATGATAGGAGAAAGCA